ACAAGTTAAATTACAGTTTCCTAAACGAACAAAATATGAAGGTACACCTGTAGAAAAACCTTCCCCTTGTACGCTATAAAAATCACTACTGATTAATAATTTGTTTGGGTCTATTTTTGACATAATTTTATATAAATGTAAATGTAATTTATGTTATATGTTGGAGTTGAAGTCCAGTAATTACTCTCCGTAACTGGCACTGTTTCGTTCGTTTTCATAAACTTCTAATTTTGATACTTTAACTCGACCATTTGTTTCTTCTACTAAGAAAGTATTAATAGTATTGTATAAATACTTTGCAAATTGTTCACAACCAGTTGCTGGTAGTACTCTTAATTGTATAATACCATCTTTATTCAGTTGTCTAAAAGTTTCTAAATGTGGATCATCTTGCGCTATAATTGTAGTATGGTCAAGTAACCAAGTAAAAAAATCTTTTGGTGACATATGATTAATTTGGGTTTTAGCACGTTTCATGCCTCCAAAGTCCCAAACCCAATTACGTTCGTCTAATTCACCTTCAAACCATACTCTAAATGAAATAGCGTAGCCATGTAAAAATTTACAATGCGTATCGTCTGCTTTCCATTGACGAAAACAAGTTGAGTATCCGTCAAATAATTTTGTTGATTTAAAACTCATATTATTACTTCGTCAAAAGATTTCCAATTTACTTCATCAACATATGTTCCGTCTTCATTAAAATTAGATGTACCTGTAGGTATTCCTAACATAATGTCTCCATTTCCGTCTTTAGCTATGGCAATAAAACCATAACCTTCACAAATGTACGAAGAATAATAATTAGGTTCAAGAGTATCTGCAATTTCTAAAATGTCAAAATCCCAGGGCATTTCGGGATCATTTTTTTCAGCCCATTGTTTACTAAATTCAGCCATAATTCAACCAGTCTATAATTTGATTAAAAGTTTTTATACCTGTAAATCTACGAACTTCCTTATTATTCTCCACGAGAACTACAGTAGGAATGTTTCTTACTTGCGCTTCTGTTAATACAGCAGGATCAGCATAGTCAATGTTAATTTTACGAACAGGAATCTGTTTATTAACTTGATCCATGATTGGTCCTAATGTTTCACATGGGTTGCACCAAGGTGCACTGTAGTAGTATAATTGTTTGCTCATACTTTTTCCTCCCATATTCCAAAAACCTCACTAATAATCAGTAATAATACTGCAAATAATGGGTTTGATAATAAAAATAAATAACCTACCATTCTAAAAGCAGATTTTAAAAGACTAAGCTGAAGGTGTTTCTTCGGATCTGGATGTTCCATTTTCTTCTAAGTTTATGTTTTCTAATTGTTTTTCTAAGACTTTAGTAAATACTTTCTCGTATGCACGTTCCATGTTTTTAAGATTAGTATTACGTTTTTTAATTCGTTTGTTGTGAGCTTTTTTTCCACCTCGTTTTTTAGATGTTGGCATGATTTTTTAATATTTGTTGTACATGATTTGTTACTACTTTCCAAGTTGTAGGGCCTTCTTCATCTGCATACTCAACTGGATCTTGTTTTCCTAGTTTCATAAATGCTTCAATACGTTCTACAGATGATGCTGACTTGTAATCTGAATACCATTTGCTTCTAAATTCATCGTTTACATCTTGCCAAGTCCAATAAATTGGTTTGTATGAGGTGTTAGTACGCTTATACACTTCATCAAAATCTAAACCTAATGTATTACAACATGTTAATCCATCTTTTAAAATATCTCCTTTCATAACTTGGATATACGGTGTGTAATAGTATACTTTTTCAGCACCCCAGTTACCTGCTTTAAACGCTTCAAAATCAATGTCTCTAAACTCTTGTCTACAATCTGGGTAAACGCTAAAATCACCAGCATGTATTCCCATTGCAATGGCACATTCTGTGTTCTTTTGTTCAGCAACTGATAATGCAACTGCTTGAATAATTGAACTAAAAATCTTATTACGATTAGGTACTACTGTTGCTTTCATATTTTCTTCAGCATAGTGTCCTTCAGGTACTTCTTTTCCACCTTGCACCAATGCTGAATTGAGTAATTGTGATAATCCGTCAAGTTTAATTACTTGGTGTTTTACTAATGGATAAATTTCTTCAAATCCACCAGGTGCTCGATCATGAGGAAATAAACGGAGTGGATAGGTGTTAATGTATTTAACTAAATCTTTAGCACATTCTAATTCAACATTATGTTTTTGTCCATAATCAAAAGAAAGGGCACAAACCTCATACCCGTTAGCTAATAAATGTAATAATAATGTACTTGAATCCATTCCACCAGATAGACTAAGCACTGCTTGTTTTTTGTTCATAATTTTATTTTTAAAATGGTAAATTGTCTTTTGATGATTTATTTGGATTAAAGTATTTTGTAAGCCAATCTGAAGGGTATAGCATTATTTCTCCTTGGTATTTTGGATTAGATACTTGTCGAGTTTGAATTTTTATTCTATCTCGAACAGCAGCCTCAGCTACTTGTTTTCCTAGTTGACTACCTGCAGCTCTGCCCAAGTAATCATAAAGTGATTTATATTCCATTTATTATTCTAAATTGTTTAGTATTAAAAATTATTTTTGCTAATTGTGGTTTTTCTAAATCGGCTTCCATCACTTCGTCAATTTTGGTTTTAGGTTTTTTATCTAAACCCCACTCATTATATCTTATGTTTTCAATAGCGGCCATTATAGGATTTGATGTATCAATTGTTGTAACAAAAGGCATGTCTTTATAATACATAAATTCTTGTGGAACAGCACATCCTAATAAATGAATGTTATCAGTTTCTTTAATAACACCTTCTTTATATAATTTACTTACAACATATACTCGTCCCATTGCTGTAGCAATGTCTGGAGATGGGTGAGGGAATAGTTGTTTATAATAAGAAGCACCATATGAGAATGCTATTTTGTTGTACCTTAATGATTTATACTTAAAATAACATATATGTGCTTCTACTATATCTTTGGCTTGTACTACAGCTACTTTAAGAACATTATGTGGGAGTGTAGTGTTAGCCCATTTAGCTGCATTTTTGATTGATGCTTCCATGTCTTCCCACACATCAGGGACAATAAATTCGTTTGGTTGTAATTCATTTATCCAGTACATTAAACGATCAGTATCATAAGCATGACCTAATTCATGTAGTGAATTATCCATTATAATGTATCGATTGTTTTCTTTAGCCCATCTAAAATACTTCTCGTATTGAGGGTATTTGTCTAATAAGTGGGGCAAACAATAATCATAGTCATTAAAATCTTTTGACCATTCTAAAGCACATAAGGGAACTTCGTGGGATACTTTCATAACGTGTTAAATATAAATATAAAACTTTAATAAGACAAATGCCTTTTAATAAGGAAGATTATTTTCTGGTGATTTAGCTCGTATAGCCCTGTAACTTCGAATCACTTCATCTGTTGTACCACAAGCAAAATTGTCTATAAAATTGTTTACTTCTTCCATTGTACCACCAAATATTGAACGGAGACTGTTTTTAAGGTTTTTGATACGTTCAAATTCGTCTCGTTCAAAGTCTTGTCTAAGGTTTTTGATACGTTTGTTGTAGTTTAATCTTATGTCTCGTTCTTTTTCTTCCTTCACATCATCGTTGCTGTTGCTGTTGCGAACAGCGGTAATTTCTTCAGCCATCCAATAATACTCATAATTTATGTATTGAGCATAAGGTGAGTATTCAAAATCACCGTTTTTACATTTATCCCATATGCTTGAATTGGATGGTAAAAATTTATGAGTAGGATAACGTCTGTGATAATAAAATATGTTAAACTTGAGTGGTTTAGGTTTTGGTGGTGCTTTAATACCAAAAACTGGATTTACTTCTTTTAAAACTTGTTCAACTGTAACCATTATGTTTCTATTAATTCTTCTGTAAATATTTCGTCTAACAATGCTTGTATGTCGGGCATGTCTTCTATTTCTCTAAAGCGTTCAATATTGAAACTAGGTTCAATAGTTCCAAATCTTTTGCTAGGTATTTTAGAGTTGTGTATTTCTTCTAAAATTATACCTATATGGTTTGGATTAAATTCTATAATTTCCCTAATAGTATAATACTCGTTTAGTATAGGGCGATTCGGAATTTTGTCTAATTGTTCTGGGTTGAACACATCATTGATACATTGTACAAATGAGCCTACTTTCATACTCTAAATATAATAACAAAATTTTATAAAGCCAAGTTTTAAGTATACTTTATTATAGTATCGTCATCATCTTTTTTTTCCTGTTGAATTTTTTGAATCAACGGGGCGGAAGGAAACACGTATGGTTCCTGAGGGACGGGTTGCGGTTCAGGTTCCGGTTGTTGGTAAATTTGATATTCTTTAACTGGTTCGTCTTTAACTGGTTCGTCTTTAGGTGTTGGTTTTAGTCTGTTAAAAGCAAAATTTGCTGCTATTACTAAACTAATAGCTAAAGGATCAAATACAAATATGATTACAAGTAAAAACCAGTTTATAATTTGGTCCATAGGTTTACCTGTAAGTTTACTTAAGTATTTGAGTGGTCCCAATTCTCCGGCTAATTCAGCTTTAGATTCAATTTCTAGTATTTTCATGTCTAAAGCAGTTATACTGTCATTTGCCGCTACAATTTTAGTATCAATTGTTTCTTTGTTTTGTAAAGCACTGTTTAGTTGTGCTTCAAATGTTTTTCTATTAGCATTGTTTGCTTTAGTAACTAATTGGCCTGTTTTTTGGTCTACAGATTGAGTAGTACTACCTGTTGCTAAAGCATTTCGTAATTGACTAATATCGTTGTCTAATCTTTGTTTTTCAGTTGTATAGTCAGCTTTGGTTTGTTCAAAACGTTCCTTTTTAACTTTATACACTTGGGTTTCTTTATCTACAACTGATGCTTTGTTGGCAGTGTCTTGGTATGCTCCGCTTAAGAATCCATAAATACCAGCAGAAGTAATACCTATTAGTATTATTAAAGCAATTGTTAAATATGTTCTTAATAATTTGTTTAATTTATCCCAATATTGGTAGAGCAAAGAAGCCATTACTAATTTGGCTGCTTCTAAACTAGAAGCCATAATAATCACTTCGGTACTTGCCCCAGCAAATAATTTAGATAAACCTGTTATAGAATAGAAAGCAGCACTACCGCTAACGGCTAGTGCTGACAATGCTATTAAGAATGGGAATACTTTTTGTTTCATTATTATAATAAAGCAGTCTTTATTGTTTCTACAAAGTCTTTAAAACTATCATCATCAGTTAACATGTACTGATATTTGTCTGCTTCTTGTTTTGAGTATTTAAAATCTTCTCCTTCTTCACCATAATATATTCCATAAATAAAATTAGTGTATGGGTCTTTATCTTCACTTTCTTTTTTACCCATTGATCCTTCAGAAACATATACTTCTACATTATTTAATATATTACGCATTGTTTCCCCATAAAACATTTTATCTGCATCTGCATCAAAGTCCATATTAACACCTATATCTTGCATTTTATTAGTGTATTTATCTCCTCCACTTTTGGTTGTTCTTTCAAAACCCTGCATATTTTGATATTCATTCCACAATACCCACATCAATTCAGGTTCGGTTTTTACACCTTCATCTAACCCTATATTTCTTAATTGACTATCACTTTGAACATAATATATGTTAAAAGGTAAAACAACTGTATCCGGGTTATTAGATTGAGGTTGATTAATTGGAGTTGATTTTAATTCTCCAATAGTTATACTTCCATCTTTATTGAAATTAATTAAATATTTAAAATTATAATTTTTAGATGAAGGAAAAGTAGACGACCATTTGTCTTTATTAGTAAAAAACAATTTAGAATACATAGGATCCATTTTTCCAAAATGTTTTATAAAAATTTCTTTTTGGATTTGTTGATTTTGGGTTGGAGTTAATTCTGAAGGGATGGTGTTTATTTTGAATAAAATATTTCCAGTAGGTTCTCCATATGTAGTTTGCTTAATAAATCTTGGGTCTATTTTAGAATCATCAGAATAAAACACTTGTCGTTCATTTAATACGTTTTGTATTTCTTCTTTAATGATTTGTTTTAATTGAGATCTCTTCATGCTGTTTTGTAATAAATATTTTTAACCCTCACAACTCACACAATCTGATAAACGTTGTAAATTGTCTCCTCTTAAAACACTTTCAGTGCGTAAATAATACAATGTTTTAACTCCTTGTTTCCAAGCTTCTTTATGTACTTGACTAATCCATTTAGGTGTGTCATTTGGATCAAATGTTAAATTCAATGAAATTGCTTGATCAACATATTGTTGTCTAATACCATTTTGTTTAACAATTTCTAACTGATTAATTTCTTTAAATGTTAAGAATACTTCTTTTTCTTCATCAGTTAAAATGTAATCAGGTAATCCTAGAACTGAACCTTGATCTTTTAGAATCTGATCCCAAACACTATCAATGTTATATCCTTTTTTAGTAAGTAATTCTTCTAGAATTTTATTACGTTTAATGAATACACCTTTAGCTGTTTTTAAATTATAAACGTTAGCGGGAATGGGTTCAATTGAAGGTGATACACCTCCTGAAATATGGGCGTTTGATACTGTAGGTGCGGGTGCTAAATGGTGAGTATGTCTTAAACCTGTACCTTTACACCATTCTGGTTCACCATAAAGTTCTGCTTGGGCACGAGATGCTTTTAATACTTCTCTTTCAATAAATTCAAACATTATTCTTGTATAAGAATTTGCTTGAATACCTACAAATGGTAATCCTTTTTGTTGTAAGAAAGTATGCCAACCTAAAACACCAACTCCAATTGCTCTACCTTTAGTAGCTGAGCGAACTGTGTTTTCCATGAATTTGATATTTTTAGCTCTATCAATAAATTCTTGAAGTACACCTTCTAAAAACCAACAAGCTAATTCAGGTAATGTCATTCCATTTTCAAACTTATACTCATTCCATTCTTCCCAACGAGCTAAATTAAGTGATGATAAACAACAAATAAATGAATGTAATTCATCTGTATAGAGGGCAATCTCAGTACAAATGTTAGTCATTGATACTTTTAAATTGTTCTTCTTATACGCTTCAGGATTAGCATTGTTAATATTATCCTCAAACATAATATAAGGTTCACCTGTTTCAAGACGTGTTTTAAGAATTTCACCCCAAATCTTTAATGATTTAGGATCTTTATTTTCAAGTTTATTCATAAACTCATCATCAACAACTACACATTGATGAAGATTTAAACATTGTCTGTTAACATCACCTTTTGGTCTACGAATTTGTAAAAACTCTTCAATGTCTGGGTGGTTAATGTTTAGGTTAACAGATGCTGCTCCTCTGCGAACACTACCTTGATTAGTAGCTAAGATTGTAGAGTCATAAATTTTACACCATGGAACAACACCTTCTGATACTCCATTGTCTTTAATTGCTTTACCACGTCCCCTAATACGAGACACACCAATACCAACACCTCCACCTTGAGATGATAGTCTCATTAGTTCTGAATTAGCATCAGCAATGCCTTCAATACTGTCGCCTACATCAATACCAAAACATGAAATTGGCATTCCACGTTCAGTACCCATGTTTGATAGTACGGGTGATGCTAAGCATAACCAATTTTTAACCATTGCTTCATAAAAGAATGGTTGTAAATCTTTACGGCGTAAACGACGAGCAGCTGCTTTACTTACTCTTTTATAAGCATCAAATACGTCTTCATCAGGTAGTAAATAACCTTTTGAAATCATACTAATTGCAATTTCGTCCATCCATGTCGGGTAATTTTTACCCTTAATCCAATTTGTTGAATCCACTTGTATACTCATTTTTTAATATTATAAATCATCCCAATCTGCTGTAGACTTAGCATACGCAGTCACTCTTCCAGCAAAGAAATCCTGTTGTGTTTTACCTGATGTTAAATGTCCAAACCATTCAATTTGTTTTAATAGGTTAGGATCAATGTCATTATAAATTGCTTTATAACCTAATTCAATCATTTTTTCATTGGCACGGGCTTTAATAAAGTTTTTAAGTTGTTCTTTATTTAAACCATCAATGCTTCCCATTTCAAATGCTTTATCAATAAAATCAAATTCTAATTGTACTGATAAATGGCATGCTTCAATTATTTTTTCTCTTAATTCGTCAGTGTTTAGTTCTGGTTGTTCTTCAAGTAATGTTCTGAATAACCAGCAACCTGCTTTTGAATGTAATGATTCATCTCTAACACTCCACTCTACTACTTGACCAGTACCTTTCATTAAGTTTCTTAGTTGGAAACTCATTAATACAGCAAATGAAGAAAATAAATTTACACCTTCAGTAAATGCTGAGAATATGGCTAATGATACTGCTTTATCTTCTATTGTTTCACCTGGTGTTTCAATCAAGCGTTCAATTTTAGCTTTAGATGTTTCATCTTCTAAAAATGCTTTAAAATTGTCTAAGCCTAATTCTTCATTTAATCGAGCATAAGCCTCAGCGTGGATGCTTTCAAAATCAGCAAATACACGAGCCATAGCTTGGATTTCGGGTTTCGGAAACCAAATTGATACTTTTGTTGACCAATAATCGTTAACATGGACTTCTGTTTGTGCAAATGATTTTAAAATGTTACCAATTAAATTCTTTTCGGGTTCTGTTAATTTTAATTTCCAATCGTTCAAATCTGATGCGAGTGGAACTTCATCTGCTAACCAATGTGCTCTATGTTGGTCTTTATAGAAATCAAATGCAGTTTGGTATTCGAATGGTTTGTAGTAATTCCTTATGTCAGTAATCATGTTATTTTTTAAATTTTCGGGGTTATAAAATATGTACCTTCTGCTTCAAATTCACCTTTATCTAAATCATATTTATCTTTTCCTAATTTAGAATACATGTTATAAAAATAACTATACCTATCATCTGCTAACCCGTCTCCATTATATGGTTGAAACATAATACCTTTAATTTCTCCGGTTTCAAATAAAGATTTAATTTTTTTATCTAATACATTTCGTAAAAATAAAGCCTTTTGTAATTTATAAGGATCTTTGTCATCCCATTTAAATTTTTCTTCATCTGTTTCAGCGTTAAGATTTCCAAATTTCAATTCATGGTATCCTTCTACTGCTTTACTTTTTAATAATCTAACCTCAAATGGTGGACTATTTTTATCTCCTATAAATTCTTTAGGTTTAAAAAAATAGTTATTTTCTTGTTCTAAGGTTTTTATTTCCCATTGAGTAATTTCATTTAAAATGTATTGTTTAGTAGCTTCTCTACGCTCTGTTAAATTAGAGTACTTAATATTTAGTTGTTGATATATTTCTAAAGCTATTACATTTAACGCTCTCATAAATTATTTGTTTAATTCAAAAAACTTTTGTTGAAGAAGATCTCTGTCTAAAGAGGTAACATCACTAAAACTATTGACTGGTTTTGAAGGAGTATATTGGTCTGGATCGTCATCATAATTGTCAAAAATTTCCATATGACCTGTAGATGTGTCAATTTTGGCTCCAAATGTTAAACCATCTATGCCGTATCTATTTTTCATTATATGAAAACGTCCTGTTCCTTTCACTTTATCTTCTTTTTTACGTGAGAGAGAAATAGCCACATCTGTAATCATGATTTTGTCATAGCTACCTGCGGCTTTGTCACCCTCAATTATGTCATCTTTTGCTCCAGCACGATTAACCTGTGAAACACTCCAAATTGGAATTTTTAATTCACGAGCCAATCCTTTTGTGCTTACATAAATATCATCTATTTCGTCTTTCCTTTCACGATTTGTTTTTTTAGAACGAAGAAGATCTACGTAGTCAATAATGATCAAATCTGGTTTAAAGCCTTGATCTATACATTTTTGAACGTGTGCTTCTAGTGTTGAAATAGATGCTTTACCAGGTGAGTATTCTTTAACAACTAATTTACCTGACAATTGAGTAATAGTGTCTTCTACTCTAGGTTTGAATTTCATAATTTCATTTACAGGTACACCAGTAAAAAAAGCATCATATCGTCTACCAACATAATCTTCTCCTAATTCAAGAGTATAATGAATAACATTAAAACCCATCTGAACCGCTGTGCCTCCTAAAGCAATTAATGTCCATGATTTACCACCACCTGGATTACCAAATATTAGTCCAAAGTCTCCATTTCCTAAACCACCTTGCATTATGTTGTTAAACAATGCCCAAGGTGTAGGTATAGTAATTCTATGTTCTTCTCTGTATCGGGTTTCAATGTCTTTATCGTATTCTAAACCTATGTTTTTATCACCGCCTGCTTTTAAAGCATTGTCAACTAATCCTCTAATCGAATCATAGTCACCTGCTTTTAACAAGTCTACAGATGTGAGTAATGCTTTTTTAAGCTGTTGGTTTTTACAAAAATTAGAGAATTCTTCTTCTACATATGCTAAATCATCGTCTGATGCTTTATATGCTTCTTTAAGTTGTTCTTTAACTGAAATTTGTAATACTTCGTTTTCTAGTTTTTTAACTTCTACTTTTAACACTTCCATGCTAGGACAAGTGTGGTACTTGTCATAATAGTTAAGAATTTCTTTAATAATCCAGCGATGTGCACTGTTGTCGAAGTATTCTTCACTTAATATGTCGTGTATGTTAGTTAAAAATTCTTTATGTGTTAATAAAGAAGACAATACTTTAATCTGGAAGTGTGTTCCATATTGGGACAGGGTACTTAATGCTGCCATATACCTTTTATTTATTTAAAACTACTTAATGTTGTAAATGTGTCTCTAATCCAAAATTCTATATTTTTTATAGTGTGTCCTAATCCGTCTTCATTATACATTTTTAAAAATTCTGAGGTTTTTAATTTGTTTGGTGAAACAGATGTTGATTCTTCTATAATTTTTTTCTCACTTTCGTCTACTAATGGGTTACTCAAATCCATTAATTTATAATGTTTTTGTAACGTTTCATAATCATATATTAGTCTAGAGTATATTATGTTTTCTTTATACTTAGTCTCACAAATGTTATACAAATCCTCTAATGACATTTCATTGTTTTGCAATTCAGGGAAAAATTTAAATAGCTTTTTAGGGCCTAAACCTTTTAATCCTGGTACTTTATCTGAATTGTCTCCCATAAGTGTCTTATACAATATAAAATTTTTAGCAGGAAGGCCAAATTTTTCTTTTATTAATTTTGGAGTAAAGTGTTCTTTAATCATAGGACTGTAAACAGTAATATTATCATTTACTAGTTGTAAAAAGTCCTTATCCGCAGACACTATAGTGCATTTACTGTTGTGATTAGTGGTTAAATAGTGGGATAAATAAGCTATAATGTCGTCTGCCTCAACTTTATCGAGTACAATAAGTTTAATGGGTAAACACCTTAAATAATGTATTAGTCTTGAAATTTGATTAATTTTAGATTCATTTTCTTCTTCTAAATTATCAAACGTAGTACTTCGATTAACCCTAGAAAGATTACGACCAGATTTGTATTCGGGGAGAAGGTTCTTCCTGTTTATAGTAGAACCAACTCCATCAAATACAATGTACACAGAAGTTGGAGTGTTGTGGTTTATAAGAAAACTTAACGAACGTAAGAATCCTCCTAAACCACCAACGTGTACTCCATCTTTGTTAACATGGTTTATAACAGCAAAGTTTCTTAAAAACAAATTTAAACCATCAATGATAAGAACTCTATCATGTTTATTAAATGTTGCTTTTTTAGGTTCATTGCCTGGTTCAATACTGTTTAATAGGTTAAACAGTTCTTTTTTGTCCATGTTATTCTTCGTCTATTAAGGTAATGTTTTCTTTGCTTTCTTCCCATTCTGATTTGTCTTCAGTAAGACCAATACCGTCAAGGCTTCCTAAAATGTGTATCCATTCGTGAGCATGTTGTTTTTTATACTCAGTTACTCCTTTAGTATCGTCACTGATGAAACCATGAACTGTTGCTACAACTGTACTTTTGGTTTGTAAACCTGTAACGTGGTTTTTGTCTACTGCCACTTTAGTACGAACCGCAAATTCTACTTCTTTACCATCCTTAGTTGCTTTTAATTTACTTGTTCCACTATTGGTAATGTTACCAAATGTAAGAACAATAGATGCATCTAAAAACATTGTCTCACCATTTTTCATTTTCATTTTGGGTTGTGAAAATATGTTTTCAGCAGGTGCAATCCAAATTTTATTAATTGCTACCATAGAATTGGTGTATGGTGAACTTTCTTTGCGTGATAATGGAAAACGTTGATTAACAAAATTTCCAAATTGCTGGGACATTGCTCCTGCATTCCACATTGGGTTGTTTTTGTTTGCTTCAACACTCATTTTACAAGGTATAGAACCTATTGAGTCCCAAAAGAAACACAAGTCATATGGTAAATTACCTTTCTTTTGTTCGTCTAACAAGTCAGCTATAAATTCTGCTACGTCTTCTATAGTACCTAATGTACTTCTGTCAGTGTATAAGAAGAAACCTTTATAATCTACAATTTCACCTGTTGTTTTATCAACAACGTCTTCAACTTGGAAACCCATTTGTTTAGCATGTTCCCAAGACCATTTCATCTCTGTAATAATGAACACAGGCAAAATGCCCATTTTCTGGGCATTAATTGCCAACTCAAGTAAAGCTGTTGTTTTACCTGTGTTACTGTGTCCTCTTAAAAGATTAATATGGCCTATGGCTGCGCCTGGAAGTGAAGTTGAATCTTGTAATGCTTCTGAGAAGGGGATCCATCTTTGTTCTTTGAACTTAACTGTACTGTTAAGTAGTTTTTTCTCTTTAAATTTATCAAGGTCGAAACTTGCTTTAATTTCTTCAGAGACTGCTGTCATTAAAGATTCTTTTTTCTTGGCCATAATCTGTTTTAGTTAAAAATTAATCTTCGTCATCTTCAAACAATGCATCAAACTTGTCTGCTTTTGAAGTTTTAGCAGCTGGTGTTTTTAGAGCATAGTTTGATTTAGCTTTTGGAGCGGGTGATTCTTCATCGTCTTTCCAAGGCAAATCGTTTGGTGTTTCGTCTTCAGCGTCAACGTCTTCACCACCTTCTTCAGCTTCAGGGTTTAGGAATTTTTCTAATACACTTTTAATTTCTTCAAATGTCATTTTTCTTTGAAGTTCAAGAATACTAGGTTGTTCTTCTAACCACACTTTGATGCTGTTTTTGTCTGTGCTTAAGACTGATGTTTTTGGTTTAACACGAATTGAACATTTAAGGCCTTGACGACCACCAATGTCACCTGTTACAGCTTCAACTGTAAAGTCACGACCATCATTAATGTCTGTAAAGTCTCCATAATCTTCATCTTCAGCTATACCTAAAAGTTGAACATAAATTTCTTTACCAAATTCCCAAAGACGTACACCTTTGTCTTCCTCACCACGAACAATTACAGGAGCAAAAATTCTCATTTTTGGGTCTAGCTTTTTTGCTAATCTCCAGTTTTCTTTGTCATTTGTGTTACGAAGCTGTTTAGCAAATTCAACAATAGGATCTTTTTCACTCCAATTTGTTAATGCATAAATAGGGAATTTAGAAATTCCATAGTGTACATACACTTCTTGAAATGGATTTTCTTTGTTGATTGCTGAAGGAACGATTCGGATTTGAAATTTACCTTCTTGTTTTGGTTTCCAAATGTATTTGGAGTAATCAACTTTTTCTTTCTTTTGCCCCGTTGATTGTAGGGCATTCAGTTTTTGTTTAATTGCTTCAATGTTCATAAAACGTTGGTTTTTAAATTGTTATTATTAATATACTACTTTTTTTTAATACGGCCAAATTATACTGCCTTTTTCTTGTAGTGTTTTCCTTAACTTGTTCTAACCTAAATTGACACCGTTGTGTCTATTATAAATATTATACTTCTACAATTTTATACACTTTTGTGTTTAATTGTTTTAATTCATTGTGTTGAGTCAACAAAATACAGTTTCTGTAATGCATCCAGTTAATCCTAAAAGACACATCTACTACACCACCATTTAATTTTTTAATAAGTTCGTTTAAAGCATTAATTGTGTAAAGAGTGTTTGTCTCTTTTTTGCGGTGTACTAAAATTGTGTTTTCTGGAATTTCGTTTAAGTTGGAATAGTCTATGTTATAGGTGCAAACATATTCGTTACTGCTTTTAACTTGTAAAACAAATATTTTATTATACAATACTTCATATTGATTTTTTATGTCATCTATAAGATCGTCAACATCCTCTAATTCTGAAAATGTACAAAATAGTTTATTCCCACTCACGTCATCAATGTTTAAGTCTGACTGAGTGAACAGCCAGGGTTTGTCATACATATGGTGTGAATGGTTTAAGGGTAGAATAGTTTTTTCCATATTTCATTTTAAATTTTAGGTTATTGGATGTGAATATTTCACATATCTTTTCCAATAAACCAGATTCGTCTTTGTCAAAATCAAATAAAAATGCATCATATGTGTATAATACAAGTTTACTTTTATATCCTTTTAGTATAGGCAAAATGTCTTGTAACAATAAAATGTTTTGAGACGTTTCTAAATTTTGAACCCAATAATTAAACAGTTTTTGTGGATTCATGTCTTTTAACATGTTTTTATAAAATCTGTAATTAGAAATGGGGCAACTAATAAATCCTTTATCATTAAACTGTTCCCACAATGTGTTTATTAAGGTTTGTGTTTTAGCAAAAAATTCTAAATGTTTATACTCTTTGAATATGCCTCCGTACAATTGTTTAAAAGTAAGTTCTTTACTTGTTTTATAATCAGTATTATACAGTTTAGCCATGTGTTCGTGAATTGATTCGTCTCCAAAATCATATCCTATTTGTTTAGCAATTAGGGTTGGATGATAAGAATCAATGTCAATGTCTATGAATTTTCCATTTGTAGAAACAAATACTTGTCGAGAACCATCTTTGGGCAACGCTGCAAAATTAATACCATTAAACCTGTTTGAAGGTCTTTTAGTTGTAGTATCAGTGTTATACTGTGAGTATACTACATTGTTTTTTATTGAATGTAAGGTATTGTTTAGAGTAAAATAATCGTTTATTAGCGTTGTATTCACCTGAATACCATTAGATTCTATGGTGTGAAAACATTCTATTGCTTTGTTGTAAAAGTCAAACCAAATTGGTTTTTCTTCTGTAAAGACATGTTTGATGTGATTAAAGTATTCTTCACAACGTTCATAATGTTTTGCAATTGGAATAAAAGTATTAATGTCATTTCTGTTTGGATATTGTCTATGATAATAATCATAAATCGGAAATGATAATTCTTCAGTTTTAGGAGTATAAACGTGTTGTAAATTCTTTTTGTTTAAAAAGTACATACATGTTTTTTTATCCCTTACAAACACTTCTTTATAAGACGATATTAATTTTTTTACTTGTTGGAAGGGTACTAAAAATGCCTCGTTGTGAGTAATAGGTATAATGTATCCTTTTTTACTGTTTTCAGGTCGAATGTATACTAAAGAAACACTATTAAGGATGGGATGAATTAAGTTATGACAAAAAATCAATTCAACAAAACATCTATCTGTTTGTTGTAAAACAAATTCTTCGAATTGAGATTGATTTTCTATAATGTAATACATAACCTTTATTCATACTAATATACTAAAAAATTTTAAAGAGCCAAATTAAGCTTTTTCTTTATAGTATTGAATCCAATTTTCTTTTAAGTATAGTCCTAACCCTAATGCTTTTTCTTTTCGTTCTACCAATTCGGTTACGTTTTTATTTGTTTGAGCAACTTTGTTTATGTCACCAGTTAATTCCCATTTTAAAGAAAATACTCTATACAATTTCCAAAGCACTTGAGAGTCTCGTTGTTGATACTTATCATAAGTATCTTTACTAATTTCAGTAAATAATGGTTGGTTTCTTCTAATATTAAAGTATCGAGTAAAAAATCCGTTTTTATAATCTTGAGGTGTAGGTAAAAGAGGATCATATGGAACTGAAGGGAAATCAGGATTTCCTGTATCGTTTTGAGAAATTAAAATTAATTCTTTAGTAGTAGTATCATTTGGTCCATTACCTGAATAAAATTTTCCATCGTATGTTTTATAATATGGTCCAGAATAGTTTTGATTATTAGAAGCAAAAGCATACTCTCCCCCATTTGTATAAAGTCCAGTTTGAATTTTATTTTTTGGAATGTATGGCATTAACTTAAATATACATGAATGTGTGGGGCTGTTGCTTGAGGACTTGGATTTGCATACTCATCCAGTACCTTAAAATATTTTCTAGCTATTGCTAAAATGTTATTTCTTACCTCAGGAGTAGGAGAAGGAAAATCTATCACAAAATCTAAAGCTTTGCCTTTAGTATGTATACTATTAGGTGCTTTAAGGTGGTGGAATTCATCATTTCCTCCTGTAAATTGGATTCTATAACTAGGGTATTTTGCACTTAAGTCTTTTATAAAATCTAAAGCTTTATTAACAATTTCTGAGGTAAGATCATATCCATAATTTGCTAATTCATTTCCTTTTTCTTTATAGTTATAAGTTGAAAGTTCTTTTCTTAATCTATCAGCTTCAGGTGTAGGACCTGATCCTCTAGGGAGGATGTTACCTCCTCCTCCTCCACCTCCAGACAAAGTTTGTATGTTTAATCTACTAGGTGCAGGATTACCACTTGTTAATTTTTTAGGTATAGATAAGGTTTCAACATTAGTTTCCCATCCTTTATCACTTATTCTATGGTTTACTCCTTTAATAATAAATTGTATTTTATTTTTATACATTGATGGTAATAATGTATCATTAATAGTAAATACTTGATAAATCTTTATTCCACTCAACCCATCCATAGTTAATTGAAGATTAAGGGGAATAAAACCTGTACCAGTAAATTGACCTTTTTTAGTATAAATTCCCAAATCATAATTAAATAAATCAACTAAAGATGAATTATATTGTTGAATATCTTCTGGGGTAAGGGTACTACCATTATTTACTCCGTATTTAATTCCTAAATATTTTGCAACAAAATCTGAAAAGGAAGCATATGCCTTGGTATATTTCTTTTCAAATACATCATCATTATCAGTTTGATTTGTATTTGCATTTTGTTTTGTAGTTAAAACTCTATCTTTTATTCCTTCATTTATAAAACTAAAAGTTGAAGAATTTGATTGAAGAGTAGTTCCATTTGCTTGTGATCCTATAGCTATAGCATTTGCTACTCTAGCAAATAATTCTGTTTTTAAACTAAAATTAGTAATGAAACTTCCACCATTAGCAGTATTATTCTGTAATGTGTTTATATTAAAATTAGCAATACTATCTGGTTTTGGTTTAGATATGTGTGGTATTAAAGCGTTGTCAATTATAGTATAAGTATTATTTGTATCATTGCATATTACTTCAAAATCATTAATGTTACCTAAAGATCTTTGTACATCTTGCATTAATGTTTTTAAAAAATTGTAAACAGATATGTTACCACTCTCATCAATATTTTTGTTTAACAAATCAACAGCATGATCTATATTGATGTACATATGCATTGTATTACCAATAAGATTATTGTCACTATTAAAACTTTTATCTAAGTATTGAAGTACACCACCCGCTGCTAATGCATCAGCTAATGGAGCGGTTGTTGATTTTGTATAAGATACTCTTGCGGATGTAACTTGCTTAAGAGTTGTAATAACAGGAACACTATATCCCTCGGTTGCAAATTCACCACCTATACCATCTGAGATCTTATATTGGTTATTACCTAAAGTTTTAAAAATAAAGTATCTATTTCCATTAGAATCTGTTCCATAACTCCCATTAAAATTATTAAAGTTTACATTAGAATTACTACCTTTGTAACCGTTTTGTTGATCTATTGCATCATCAGAACTTCCAGATAAAACGGCTTGAAATGAACTATTTGCATTTGTTTGATCATATTTCTTAGCAAAAGAATCATTTACATCATTTATAGGTGTACCATTAACAGTATCAGAGGGGGTTGCTCCACCTTGTAATGCTTTAATAGGGTTGGTATCTAAAAGTTGTTCTATCCCTCCTATTCCTTTTGAAAAATTTATAGGATCATCAATAACAATATCAATTGAATTTGCTATTATAGTTTGTTGTAATACAATAGCACTTCCTGTAAGGTAATATGGAGTTGGTAAAGCGTTTCCTGTAGTATTTGCAGTAGGGACAGCATGTTTTCGGCTAGTTATATCGTCATCTGTTAAAGCATTATATTCTATTAAATCTGTTGAAGGTGTAAGTTTAGGATTATACTTTCCATCAATAAAATTAGCAGTAAATGTGTTGGTTAGTTGGTCATTATTTCCTATCGCAGCTGCTACTTTTTTAGCATCAAATTTTAAAGGAATAACACATATTCTAGGATCAATAGCTATATGGTTAGGAATAGTTAAGCATCTATTATCTGAGTCTTTATATGAATAATTTATTCTAAATGATGGGGCATTTGATTTTGTAGTATCATATGTTAATAAAAAAGCTTCTATAATACGAAGAAGTGCTCCTAATTTTATATATCGAGGCATATAATTATCCCCCATATCCGGATTTATAGTATAAAAAAGAATGTATGGTGCTTCATTTTTAGCTAAACTACTGTTTGCTGCTGTAACACTATCATTATCATCTGGTCTTAAAAAATTAGGTTTTATACTTAACTCTGAAGCTATTTTACTTGAGGCTAGAAAAAAAGGACGACCACTATAACCATCTAGATTATTACCTTCACTAAGAGATTTTTCATAAATTAAACCTAAAATTCGAGTTAAAGTACATGTTTTAAATTTTGAATCTTGTTGATTTGCAGGTGAAGTTTCATCTGGGGTAACATTAGAGTTTAGTTTAAGGGATTCAATTACGTCTCCTTGAGAAATGCCAACAATTGTTATATTATAACTTCCATTAGGTTGAAGTTCCCATGAAAAGTTTTTAATAACACCAAAAAATGCATCATAATTACCACTTGAACCTATACGTGTTTGTTCTATTTTATTTAAAAGAGCATATTGGTCTTGTTTCCAATCAAGAAAATCTTTTGATAAATTTGGAACAGAAGCAGGAGTAACTAAAGTACCACTATTATTAAAATATGTTGTATTTCCCCATTCTAATAAAAACGAGTATCTAAGTTTTAAAAACAAAGTATCTATTACTTGAAATTGATTCAAGTTGTGGCATACTAAGTTTACGGTTGCTTCTCGTAAAGAACCTCTATTTAAAGATCTTATGTCTGCAGACAAAATACCTGGAGGTGGGGTGTAACCATAATCTGTGTTAGATAAAAACCCATAAGAAGCATTAAGTCCTCCTAATCCTTGAGTAAGACCCTTACTGAAATTAGCATTAGAAATTACTAAAGAACTAGCTAAACCACTATTAAGGCTTATATTATTTAAATCTAAATTGTTAATAACACTTTGATCTGTTACATCTACACCTGAAGTTAATCGTAAAAAGGCAGTGCGAGAATGGGTGTATTTTAAAAAATTATTATCGTGATTAGCATTTAAAGCTAATAGGTTTTGACGTGTTTTAATTTGTTTATTTACATAACCATCAAATGATTCTCCTAAAATAGCCATAACTAAGAATTTAATTGATTGTAACTTCTTATAATATTACTCACATCTGTTGGTATTCTAAGTTGAGTACCTTCAGATATGTATAGTGAGTTTTGTGGTAATTCTTCATTAGCAACAGATATGATCCACCATAACGATGAATCACCATAGTATTGGTCTGCTAATAAATCAAACCTATCACCAATAGTTGTCACCACATAAATATCGTTGACAGATAGCGGAATACGAGGGTATTTTGAATCCCTATAGTATCTTTTTCCTAAAGAACTGGTAATGATAGGGATGTATTGGTATCTGTTCATTGATTAGTTTTGATCTTCTTGAGGTAAACTATTTGTTCTAACAAAATCTTTTCCATATTGGGGAGTAAACTTATGAAGAGGAGTAAAGCCTAAATCAACTTCTATCAGTTTTGGTATTTGACCAATACCAATATTTTTATCACCATCAGTTATAATGGTACCAACATCATTCCTATTTATTTCCCATCCTGCCTCAAATGAAGGTTTTAGGTTTATACTACTAATTATAGAAGGCATATTATTAAAGTAATCACCAATTGTTATTCTAACAAAATTTCCTAGCATAAGTCCTGCTTTTCCATATCGTGGAGCAGTTGTTCCTAATAATCGGTTTAATTTGTTATACAAAGGAATCATTTCTTGTTTAGTATGAGCATATATAGTAAATGATAATTGAACATCTCTATTAAATCCACCGTATTTGTAAAAATTTTCTGCTCTACCAACATATTTGTATGGTGTCCACTCTGCTTTAAAATTATCACCTATACTATTAACATATGCTCTGAAGAATAAAAAATCATTACTTGTGTCATTAACAGATGTAGGGTTAACAACTTCAAAAAAGAATTTAATTAAATCGGTTTTACCATCATTTATTAATGATCCAGTAATAGATAATGCATTTATAGAATCTTTATTTGGGTCCCCTGATCCACTCCAATTAGTAGCTAAGGTACCATAAGTTTTTTCTCTATTAAATTCGTTTATTCCTTTATTATAATCAGTATTTAAAGCAGATAATATTGTTGAGTTTTTAACAGGATAAACTTGAGGTATCTGATCAGTTGTTAATAATATAGCATCTGGTACAGTACGATCGTTATTAACTCTGTTTCTTCGACCTGAACCTGCAAATCGTATATTTGTTTTTCCTAAACCTGGAATAGGGCTGTTTGGGCCACCACCATATGTAAATAAAATGTTAGCATCAGTAAGATTTATATTATAGAGTTGTTTAGCTTTAAATTTATCAGTATCCTTTGCGGCACCATTACTTACTTTATACAACAATGTAAGCCTACTACTATCATTATCTCTATCCTCAGTTAATGTAGTGTTAAAGTATCCTTCAGCACTTTCACCTTCAATAGCATATCCTTTAACAAATGGGTTTAATCCTTTTTTATTCAAATGGTACCCTAATGATAAAACACCAGCTTGTGCTATTGTAGATGTAGGAAGATAAAGTCTATTTAAAACACTTCCTCCAGGTATAGGCACATTTTGCCTTTCTAATAAATTCTGTTTTATAATAAAAGACAAACCACTAGGTGTAGCAAACCATTTAGTTACCCTAACAACGTCTTGAAGTGAGTCTTGAACGTTTAATAATCCATTCCTTAAAATAAAGTCAGGAGAATTTCCTTCATAATCAGAATTATCATTAGCAGCACTGTAAGGAACTGTTCCCTCTGGGGTTCCGGGTATGTCAGTGGTAATAAATGGTTGTTTGCTAGTTGCCCCTCCAGGTCTATCCATCCCATATTTAAGGGATCTTAAATTTGTTTGAAGGTCAATTAAGGGCATTATTCAGGTAAGTTTTGAATATATTGAGTAGGATCAATACCATTCAAGTCTAATTGTGATGGTTGTGGTAAAATGTTATTAGTACCGTCTAAATACGTTTGATATGCGCTGTTTACACTACCAAAAAATCCTCCATTTACAGAGTAACCAGGTGCTCCTGCTCCGTCAGCATGAAGTTGAGATTGCTTTGTTGCTAAAGGATTAATTCCAGGAGTTGTTCCGTTGTATGGAGTGTAAGTTGATCCTCCATTTAGTAATTTGTCTAGTAATCCCATGGTTTTATAGTTTTAATGTTTTATTATAAATATTCTATTATTGAACAGATACTGCACTTAAGTTAGATTGTTGATTTACTTTTTGTGAGTCTAAATATGTTGGTCTTCCAGATATTGCGTCTGCTAATCCGTTTATAAGTCTATCGTAATCAATACCGGATGAATTATTTGTAGTAGAATAAACTTCTGTAGCAGCGTTAGTTTTTGACAATGGAGTTATAGTTGCTCCTGGGTTTAAGGATAAAATTTCAGGGCCTTCTTCTCCTACCATTACACTTCCTTTACCTACTACTGTTCCTCCTCGTGCTGCTTTTGCTGGTTTTAGTTGTTTAGCTCTATTTTCAGCATCTTTTTGAGCATTACTCATAGCACTACTAATAGCTGCTATAGAACCTATAATAACTGCTGCTCCTATACCTAATGTGAGAGCAGATGCAAAAGTGGCAGATGCAATAGATAGTGAACCAGCTGATACTGCTGCTGTTATTAAACCTGTGATTAATTTAGTTAAACTTATAGTACTTATTATAATACCAATTTGTGTAAAAATAGATTTTAAAGCCTCTCCATTTGAAATTGTATTTGCTAACATTTCAACAAATTTTAAAGCAGGTCCTTCTACAATAGAAGTCAACATGCTTTTTAATTTATCAATAGCAGCATTAAATTGAGTTTGAGCATCTAGTTTTTCTAAAGCAGCTTTAGCTTCTTTTTCGTTCCCAAGAGAGTTTTCTAACATACGAATCTTATCTGTTTCTCCATTTGCTTTTGCTAATTTTAATTGTTCTTCAATTTGTTTTTTAGTTTCACCTCCTAATCTATTTAAATTTTCTTGAGCAACTAAAGAATTTGCTAATTCATCAGCATTCATGCCTAAAGCCTGAGCTATAGATTGTTGTTGAAAAACATTCATTTTAGCAAATTCGGCTGAACCTCCCATTTGTTTTAACATTAAAGCTGCAGCTTCAGCTGATTTGCCTTGAAATGCTAGTAGTCTTGCTTCTTCAAGATTAAGATCTTTACCTGTTAATAATTCTGCTTCTAATTCACTACTAATAGATTGTTCAAAGTCTAACAATTTTTCAGCCATGTTTTTGGCTTGTTCTAAATTAATACCTAATTTTTGAGTTTGAACAACTGCTTTAGCTATTAGTTCTGGATTATTTTGGTATTGTAATCTTAATTGGCCTGAAACTTTTGCTACTTCAGCTAATACTTTTCTGTTGTCTAATTGTATTCCTTTTTGTTTGGCTAAAGCAGCAGTTTGTTTTATTGTTGAAGCAACAACGTCATCTGCAGATTTACCATTAGCCATTGCTAATTGTTGTATTCCTGCTGCTGTTTCTTCTGTAAGGCCCATTGCTTTTGTTAATTTTATTTGGTCTTGCAATTGAGCATCTGTAAAACCTCTAGTAGCCCCAAAAGCATTAGCTAATTGACCTTGGGCTTCTGCTAAATTAACGGTTGTTACTAAAATATTGTCACTTGAGTTTTGTATGTCTCTAAATCTTTCTCTTATAAAACCAGCTTCTTTTGAAGATATAGCCATAGATTTACCCATTTCTGTAGTTTGTTTAGAAGCAGCAAATCCTATGTCTAAAAACGCTTTAAAACCTTTAACTAATAATCCAATTAAAAATAAAGGATCTGTTAAATTATCTTTTATAACACCTCCTACTTTTTTAAAAGCCATACCCATAGCTTCTGTTCTACCAACTATTCTTCCTTCTTCTCTTTCAATTTTTTTCATCTCCTCTTCAACTTCTCCAGCTATGCTAGCCATTCCAGGCATGTCTCCTAATATAGGAATTTTACTTATTCCTTTCATTAGTGCCCCAGTAAGGCCCATAGACTTTTCAATTTTTTTAGCAGCTTTATATTCTGTCTCTAAGGTTTCAACGGTTTGAGTTAAAGAATTGTTAGTATCATTAAGAAGGTCTTTATTTTCTTGATATGTCTTATTAATTTCTTGAAGCTTTAAGTTTTTTTCAGCTAATTGTTTTCTTAAATCATTACTTAATAAACCTTGTTGAGCTCTTTGTTGTATAGCAGCAATTAATTGTCGTTTATCAGATTCAATTTTAGCTTTATCTGAATCTAATAAGTATTGGGCTGTTTCTAATCTTTGTTTTTCTTGTTTAGCTTTTTCTTGAAGATTTTTTATTTCTTTAGAAGATAGAGTAGATATACCCATTTGATGGTATTGAATTTTTTCAGCTATAGAAGATAAACCTTTATATGCTTTTTTAGATTCTTCAATACCGGTTTTTTGTTTACTAATTTGAGAAACTAATTCTTTAAATGTTTTTAAAGCATTTGAGATATCTCCTGTAAAATCCTTATATGCTTTACGTAAACGATCTAATTCATTAGTAGCATTACCTATATTTTGGGCTTGAGTTGCAGCATGTTGAGCAGCAGAATCTGATAAACCATCTAATATTTTGAATAATTTAATTAATTCTTGTAATTCAGCTGGTGATAAATTTTGTGCCATAATATTTTATATGCTATAAATATTAAATACTGTGATTTTTAGTATTTAGGTATCTTTTTACCAGATTTACCCTTAAAATAATCAGGAATTTGAATTTTACCTTCCTTAATCTTTTGAGATTGAGTAGCTAAGTCTTCGTTTTGTTGAGAATTTTGTTTATCGTAATGTTCTTTCATTTTATTAAAAGTAAACTTACGAAGCCAAATAGGCATGTTATAGACTGTTTCCCAATCATAGCCACCTTGACCATGAAAAACTATTTCATGAATTTGAGTAAATAAATTAATTCTAACCTGAGGTGCTACTTCAGATGTCAGGCCAAAAAAACTTAAGTCCAACGGGAATGTCAACTTTTGTGTCGTTTCCATCGGGAAAAAAGGTCAGATCAACGTCTGGCTGCACCTCCTTTATGTACTCTCTTAACGCTCTAGAGTCGCGAGCCAATAATTGATTATCAACAAATTGACGAATGTCTTTTGAATCCCTATTACCTTCAACTGAAGTTATTATGTATTTTAACCTGGTTGACATTTCTGGGGAATTGAATTTGTTTATCTTTTTTAAACCTTCTAATTCAGCGTTTATTTTTTTCTCATCATGACCTGTTAATAACTTAAAAGTTATGTTAGTACCAGTTGAAGGAAGTGTAAATGAAAATTCATTTTGTCCTTTAACAAATAAAGATTCATTTAGTGGTTTGTTATCAATTTTAGACAAATCAACTGTTTGTTCTTCATTATCATAAGTAAAAGTATAGTCTTTACCATATCCTAAAATACGAGCTGCTACTAATAAAGCGTTTTTATCGCCTATAATTAAATCTTCATACTTTACATCAGAAACAATAAGTGACTTGATTAATTCATCTAAAACTACACCTTTACTAATGTAATTTTGGTTTGTTAGAATGTCTTCTTCTTTTGCGGTCATGTATTTCATTTCAACTTTTCCGCTTGAAAGTGGATTTGTTTCTGGGTAGACTAAACCTTTTGAGGGTAATTCAATAACTTCTGTTGGGGTGTTTAAATTATTCATAAATTATTTGTTATAACGTTTTATTATAAATATATCAAAATATGTTTTTTACTGAAGATACTGCATCTTTTATAAAATTAGCAGCGTTAGAACCAAAAGCAAAATTACCTCGAAGTTTTGGGTTTGTTTCATATGAATATGCTGAACTAACACCTATTGGACCTGTATTAAATTTTTGTCTGTTACCCAAATAGTACCTCCAGTATCCATTTTTAGGTGTCCATTCTTGTTTAAAATACCCATTTCTACCAGTTGCTTCTAATGGATAAGGAGTATTATCTGGAATTACTGGAGCAAAGTTTTCAGCTGTAGTTTGAGCTCTTTCATTTTCTACATCTAATCCTGTGTCTTTTAAAGACTGGATTTGAGGATTACGGCCTCCATAATCTACATTGTCTAAATACATGTTATTAACACTCCAATTTTGAGTAAATTGGGAAGGATTACTACTATAATATTCTCCCATAAACACTCCTTTAGACAAAGGATGCGCAGGTGTTGTTGGGATGTTAATGTCTAACGGATTAGGAATATTGGAATTACCTTGAGCATCTGTATCTAAATTGGTTTGGGTTAATGTTTGAACTTGAGTATTATTTTCAGGAATACTAATATTATTAATAGTTTCTAAATACAAATTATCAGGACCATATGTTTGAGCAAATTGAGAAGGCCCATTTGCAAATTCACCCATGTTAATATTGGGTGACATAATTTGAGGGGTTATAGGAGTATCAATGTCTAACGGATTAATATTAGTATTTACTTGTTGAAGTTCAGTATTGTCTAATGCGGTTTGGGTCAAAGTATCAATTTGAATGTTAGGATTATAATTACTAATATATTGATTATTTACACTCCAATTTTGATCAAATTGAGAAGGCGCTCCTCCAAATTCACCCATATATACTCCATTAGGTAATTCATGATTTGGAGTTAAATCAGGTATAACTCCTGGGGCTAAAGGATTAGGGACGTTAGAAGTACCTTGACCATCTGTATCTAAATTTGTTTGGGTTAAAGTATTGACTTGGGTGTTAGGATTAAGATTGTCTAAATATGTGTTATTTGGGTTCCAAGGTTGTGTAAATCCTTCAGATCCATTTTCAAATTCTCCACTTGCTAATGGGGGATAAGATGTTATAGTATCCGGTATAGTAGGAGTGTTTATTAATGTTGTAGGTTCGGCTGTAGGATCAGTATTATCTAATCCAGTTTGGGCTAAGGTATTTTCTTGAGGAGATACAGAAGGTAAATTGTTTAAATAAGTATTACTAGGACTATATGTTTGAACAAATTGAGAAGGTGCCCCTCCAAATTCACCCATATTAACATTAAGTGAAGGTATTGTAGGAGTTATAGGAGTATTAATGTTTAACGGATTAGGCACATTGGAATTACCTTGAGCATCTGTATCTAGGTTAGTTTGTGTTAATGTTTGAACTTGAGCATTAGGATTATAATTACTAATATATTGATTATTTACACTCCAATTTTGATCAAATTGAGAAGGCGCTCCTCCAAATTCTCCATGTGTTTGTTCAGGATATGAAGTTTGATACCCTAAAGGACTAGGTATGTTAGAAGTACCCTCAGTATCTGTATCTAGGTTAGTTTGTGTTAATGTTTGAACTTGAATGTCATTAGCAGAATCAACAATACTACTAATATAACTTAAGTAAGTATTTGTTGCGTTCCACTGTTGAGTAAATTGAGAAGGCGCTCCTCCAAATTCTCCATGTGCCTGGTCTGGGTATTGAGTGTTGATGTTAGGAGGAAGTGTAGGACCAACATAATTAGGATCACTAGTGTCTAATGCTGTTTGGTTTAGGGTAGTTGATAATTCACTACCATTATCAGGTTGTCCTACTGTGGTGCTTTCATAAGTATTATTAGGCAAATATGTTTGAACAAACCCAGAAGCAGGATCATTAATTGGTCCTCCTCCAACTGATGGGGTTTCAATGTCTAAAGATGAACCATTGTTTAAAAAACGTTCTAATAAACCCATAATTATGTTTTATTATAAATATAAAGAAAAAAAAGAAACCCGCAATTTTTTTGCGGGTTATTTTAAATATATTTGTTTTAATATAATTCTTCTAATTTGTTCTTTTATAAGATTATGACGAGATATACCTTTAGTGTCACGTTTAGTTGGAAATTTTTGCTGCCTATATATTTCAGATAAGGACTTTTCAAAAGCACGAGAAGCATCATATATTTTTGCTTCATCTGTCTTATAAAAATTCTTATTTATTATCCACATTTTATCATTTTCTATATCCCATTTTATATAGTATCTTTCTCCTAATAAAATGTTCCATCTATCAACAAATTTTTCATCAGAATATATATTTTCATGTTGTTCTGTTAGTCCTCCAAATCCTAGTAGAGATGGGTAATTATGGTTTCTTATAAAATCATCTACTATTTTAAAAGCAGTAGATGTTACTCTAATAAAATTTTTAGCGTTTTTTTCTTCTTTAGATATACCTTGACTCCAATACCAATCCACACTCCAATATCTATCTAATTTATAACGTTTATAATCAACAGGAGAATTATTTATATCGTATTTAAAAGTAAATAAAAAATATGCTATTTCTTTATTATCTTTATATACAAGATATTTAGTGGGTGATTCTTTTTTATATTCTAAAGGAATATCGTATATTTCGTTTAAATATTCTTTTTTATATTCCTCATATAACTTTTTAATTAATTCTTTATTATTCATATTATTTACAATTTTCTAATAGTATTTGTTTTATGTATTGGATATTGTTATTTATATCGTCTTCCCAAAATCTGAATAATTTATATCCCTTATCTACAGCCCATTGTGTTTTAATAGAATCTTTAATTAAATTTTGTTGTTGTGTTTTATATTTTGGAACAGAATGTTTAGAGTTAGGGTTACAATGCCAAAAATCACCATCTACTTCAATAATAATATTATGTTTTGGAATGTAGAAATCGTAAAATGCTTTAATATCTTTAGCATAAAAAAATTGTTTATATTCTATATCTAATAATTCTAAAATATTAGAAAAAGTTTTTTCTAATTTAGATGTATGGTTTTGATCTGTCTTTATTATTCTTTGTACAGCAGAATCACTCATCTTTTCTTTAGTTATATTCGAATGTTTTCTACCAACCCCAAATCCTTCTTTTTTAGGTCTAGATACACCTTTACCTGATTTTGAAATTTTATTTTTAATTTCTTCAGATCTAGGTTTAGATACTTGTTTTTTAATATGATCATACTCCCCAGAAGTAAACTTTTGTTTGCGGGTTGATATAATTTTTTCAACTCGTTTTGGATTTTTAGGGTCGCCAAAATAATCCTTAATTACTCGAGTTTGATGTCCTCTTTTATATTCAGGGAAATCTCTCCGACTAGGATCATAAACTGTTTTTTCATTACACCCACATTTGCATGTTGGGTGAATTCCATTGTATTTTTCTTGTATTAATTTTTCACTGTTTTTCATATAAAAATAAAAATGCTCGATAATAAATATCGAGCATTCTTTTAAGATGTATATTTGGACTACTATATTTTCAAAAATTGAGTACGCAGTAATCTACAGCTACAGTCATTGTAATGTTAACGGCTTGGTTTTCAGTATCCCAAGCATAATCACCAAAATTAGCTTCTGTTATAAATGCGCCTTTAAGAATCCATTCACTAACAATGTCTCCTACAGGTCCTAAAATGTCAATTACTAAGTCTTTTTTATAAAAGTCTGAGTAGCCATCTCTACCTGTTACAGATTCGTGATGCAAACGAACCCATTCCATTACTGCTTGAGCACCTGAAGGTGTGATAGGATCAAATAGTGTCATCTGAATGTTACCCCAAGTAGTTTTACCTTTTACTTTACGATAAACGTTAATGTGGTTTAAGGTTACTTCTCCTTGTGATACGGTTACAGCATTTACTCCTTTTATTAAATAACTTGGAACACCATCCATATAAAGGATAAACCTATTAGCCTGTTTGGGTTCAAATGCTGTAAAAAATATTTCGTTTGCGTCTAGTACTGCCATTGTATTATGTTTTATTTAATTATAAATATCTGTTTATTAAATTTTTATACTGGGAAAGTAGCTCCAGTTGGTGTAACATTGAAATCCAAGTAAATAAATTCAGCTGTTTTAGTTGGTTGTAAATAAATTGCACCTACTAATTGGTTTCTGTCAATCACGTCTGGAGTGTTGTTAGTATCATCCATTACAACTTTAAATGCATACAAACCTTGTCTTTGTTGTACTGATTCAAGGTATGGATTAACTTGGCTTAAGAATTGGTTTCTTGTAGCAATTGTATTTTGTTCAAATACTAATGTATTTGCTACTTGAGAAATATAAGACTTAAGTGCAATTAACAATCTTCTAACATTTACACGATCCAAAGCAGATGCTCTAGTTTGTAATGTTTTCTGACCATACACTACTACTCCAGTACCTGGGAATGTAGCAATTGGGTTTACTTTTCCTTGGTATAAAGTATCACGTGATGCTTGTGGTAATTTTTGTTCTACTCTAATTACTCTTCCTAATCCACCTCTGTTTATACCTGCAGGTGCAAACCATGGCTCAGATACTCTGTCATTATATGCATATACACCAGCAATCATTGCTGAGGCAGGAACCCATACTCTTTTACCAGTACCTGGGTCTAGGATTTGGCACCAAGGCCAGTAAGTAGCAGTATATGAAGAATCAATGCTTGCTGCTTGACCAGTAACTGTAGTAACTGAACTACCATAGTCTACTAAGTCAACTACGTAAATGTTGTCTCCTCTGTCTTGAGTATTAGTAATAATGTTGTTTATTTTAGAAGCGTGGGTACCAAAATTTTTAATCAATCCAGGAGTATACAGAGCATTAAATTGATAATCATCTTTATTAGAAAGAAGATCAATCATGTTATCATAATTAGCTGCTACTAATCCTTGAGTATTATTATTATCTATAGTATCATAAAAATTAGCTCCTCCTTTTACATCACCTGTAGCACCAGTAAATGAACCATTAGCATTTACAGGAATAGAAGCAGTATATTGAGGCTTAGCTATTCCAACATTATCAAAATAGTCTGGTGTTAAGTAATTTACTTGTTTTACTCTAACATATTTTGAAGCATTAGGATAGTTACCTGTTACTTCAATTTGATTATTTGCTGGGTTGTAACTGTAAACGTAATCACCAATTACATTAGAAATAAAGTTAGATGCTTTAGGGTCTAATGATAAATTGGTCCATTGTTCTAAAATAATAGGACTATTAGTATTATCATTTCCTTGTCTAATCAATAAATTGAATGTACCTGAAGATGTGTTAGCGTTAACAATTTGCCAACGAACGTTGTCTTTTGAACCATTTGCTAAAGCACCTTGTGCATCAAGGGAACTTGAACTGTTCATAATAACACCTTCAGAAATTGTTTCTAAAACAAAAGCTACACTTCCATCACCATTTACACCACCACCTAAAGTTCCATAATTAATAAAATTAGTTCCATTTCCTGCTTCAAATTCGTATCCATTATAAGCTGAGCTAGAAACTGAACCAGTAAATGATATTGTAGTAGTACTTGAGTTTGAAGTAATTCCTAAACTTGTTACAGAAGTAATTTTAGCTGCTAAGTTAGTAGTACTAGTAGCTGCAGTACTTGCACTAGCAAAGAAATATAATTTACCATCTGCATCATCTTGGTAATTACCAGAAGCGGTTGGTAAGAATCGATAAATATTAGAACTATTGTCCGTAAATCTAAACTCAGTATCAATCCAACTTGCTATTCCACTTAAATTACCTGAAGCAGTTGCAAAAGCACCTGCTGTAGAAGGTACATTATTTAAAATATTTGAACTTGTAGCAGGAGAATAGGATCCACTTACTACTCTAGATACTAATAATGTGTTTCCATCATTACTAAAGTAATTATAAGCAGCAATAGAGGTAAAATATGAATAAGTATCACTACCACTTGTTAAAACGTCTCCAAAGGTATTTACAAATTCACTATAGGAAGTAACAACAGTAGGCAATTCAATAGGGCCTTTTACTGTTGGGCCTATAATTGCTGCTCCTACTACTACGGGCTGTTGTGAAATAAAGGATGTATCATTTTCTCTTGCTAATACACCGGGTGAAATTAATGTTTCTGCCATTTTGTTAAAGTGTTTTTATTTTTATTATAAATATCTTGGAGAATGTACAAATCAACTACTTATGAATTCTCCCTTTTCTAAATCTATAGTTCCGTCTCCATATTTGTTTTGGAGTTGTTTTCCTAATTGTTCTTCGTGTTGTTTTAATTGTTGATAACTGGAAGATAATTGTTGTTCTTGGAGTTTTAGTTCTTGTCTATGAATTTCTAATACACCAAATTTTTCAATTAGGTTGGCTCTGTCTTGTTGAACTTTTTTTAGTTGTGTAATTTCTTCTTGGGTTAAAACTTTTGTTGTCATAATTTATTTTGTTATAAATATATAAATTTTTATTAGTAATAGGCTATTAAAAGAACATACCCATCACCACCTTTTCCACCGTTTCCTGCGCTTGCTGCTCCTCCTGATGTTCCTGCTCCACCACCTCCACCACCACATCCAATACTTCCTGATCCTCCATTTCCGCCATTGATAGTATTAAGACTACTTGCTCCTCCTCCATGGCCCGGTGTTCCTACACCGTAAGAAGAAGAGTATAGACTACTAGAAAAACCAGCTAAAACTAATCCATTTATAAAATTGTTTACACCATTTTGTCCGTTTATGTTACTTCCTCCATTTGCTGTTCCTGCTGAACCTGTAAAAATCAATTGTCCATTTTTAAAAACAGCAGAGCCTGTTGCTCCAGCTTGAGCAGTATTAGAAGTATTAATTCCTCCTCCTCCACCTCCTCCTCCTGTTCCTATACTACTATTAAATGAATATAAAGGAGTATTATTAAAATTAGGAGAAGTACTGGCATTTCCTCCTTTTGATCCTACTAATTGATAAAACAAATTAGGAGTGAATGCTGGTGAAAAATCACCACCAACACTATAAGTACTACCATTTTTTCCTCCTTTTCCTTGAACTAAAATTGTAGAAGAACCAGATCTAAAAAAACTATCATTTCCATCATTACCTGTATTTCCATCTGCACCTCCACTTCCTCCTCCTGCACCTCCATTTCCTCCAGTACCAACTTGAATAGTATAAGAACTAGTAGTTAAAGAAGAAGATTCAAACCAAGCAGTAGCAATAGATCCTCCACCACCACCTCCACCTCCACTTCTAGAACTATTAGTGGCACCGGATTGTCCTCCTCCACCACCTGCTCCTGCTCCTACACAAACTACTTGTAAGTATTTAATATCAAAATTAATACTAGGGTTTTTATTCCAAGTATAAATCCCAGGAGTAACATATTCCGTTATTACCATAGAACCTTTATTAGCTGCTAAATCAAATACTGCTCCACTTTTATCTGTTAAGTACACGGAACTTCCACTAGAGTAAATTACTCCAGATTGTGATGCTAATGGTTCAGCAGATGAAGTTTTTATTAAGGATATGTTGTGTAAAATTTTCATGTTTTTTATTAAAAGTATTCTACTAGTATACATAAACCTGAGGAGCCACTTCCTCCTGTGCCACTCCAAGGATAACCTCCTCCGGCTCCTTGAGCTGGGATAAGGTTTGGAGGGTTATCAAATACACCACATCCTCCTCCTCCACCACCTCCAGCTCCGTATAATCCTCCATGTCCTCCATTTCCTGCTACTTTATTTGTTCTATGAGTAGAACCAGAAAAATAAGTACCTCCTCCACCTCCACCTCCTGTTCCTAAACCATAAGAAGCAGTAAATCCTTTTAAAGGAAAACTTTGTATAAGTTGAGTGATAATATCTTTACCAACATTATCATTACCATTAAAACCATTACTTGCTGTAAATACATTAAAAATAGCAGGATCTGTACTTGCTGATGCTCTTCTTCCTCCAGCACTTCCACTTGTTAGAGTACCATTAAAAGTAAACACCCCTGATCCTGATCCTCCATTACCAATTCCAAATTCTCCACCAAAACTTGAAAAATCAGTGCTTCTTCCTCCTCCAGCCCCTCCTCCTGCTCCTGCTATAGGTATAGCTCCAGTGTATTGTAAATTTATTTCATTCTCACTAGAATATATTTGAAATGTTTGAGGAGATGATAAAGAACTATAAGGTGAACTTACAAAAGGATTGTTGGCTATCCCAGCATGTGCTCCGGATCCTGTTGTTAAAGTAAATCCACTAGCATATCCTCCACCTGGGATTCCAAAGAAAGAATATGGTCCTCTACTTGGTATGCTGTTTTTTCCTCCTCCTGGGACAGCTACTTCTGATTTGAATTGACTTCCTGAGTAAATACTAAGTATTGAACCTCCATATCCTCCATAACCTCCTTCTGCTATAACATATGAACCAAAAGAAGT